GTCGGTTATGGACCCGACGTACTGGTTCCGGTAGGGCCGATATTGAAATGGCATGATTGGTCAGCGTAATCCGTACATCCGGTTGTAGGTGTCTTGTGCGGTCTCCCGGCCCTGGTTGTACTGCTCTTGCCAGTTACGGAACGACTGATCGAACCCCTGTCCCTGCGCTCGCAGCCCGTACTGCTGCTGTCGCTCGTATGCGCCCAGGTTCGTGCCATACGTCCCAGACCGACGGGCCTCGGCTTCCTGGTTCTCTTGCCACCGCGCTAACTCGTTGGTCGTATATCCCTGATAGCGATTTCGCTCGTTCATCTCGTAGGCGTCTCGTGCGTTCATGACGTTGGTATCGAATGCGCCTGCTCGGTTGCGCTCATTTTCACGATACGCGTCCATGGCGTTGCCCCAGTTCGACTCATAGGCGTTGAACCGGTTGCGCTCGTTCATCTCGTACGTGTCGCGCATCCGTCTCTCGACGTTGCCAATCTCTTGGGACGCCGCCCGCTGGCCGTAGTCCAAGATGTCCTTGAGGCTGCCACCTGTGTTCGCGACCCCGAGTGCGGCACCGCTGCGCTCCAGTGCGGCCTGTCCCTGCTGCACCCGGAACTGGTAGCCAGGGTCCGCGCCTAGCTCATCGAGCGTTGGACTCGTATACGGGTCAGCAGCCACATAAGGATCTTGGCCGAACGGTGTCGCGCCCTCATAGGCCGGCGGTCGGAACGGGGCCGGCGGGGTATACGGCACGGGGCTGTAGGTGGCGAGCGGATTGTACGGGGTGATCATCTGCCCCATCGTGCCGCCGCCGCCGCCCGGTCCCATCATGCCGCCGCCGCCGCCCGGTCCCATGCTGGGCGGTCCCGGTGTCAAGTCTGGGTTGAACAACACACTATCAGGAGGTTGAGTCCATACTGGCTGTGTCGGTCCTGGCGCGGTCGGTCCTGGTGCGGTCGGTCCTGGTCCTGTCGGTCCTGGTGTCGGTGCGGCACCTCCGCCAGCGCCCCACCACAACCCGCCGGACGTGTCCGCTCCCTGATCCGCCCGCATGAGCACATCAATCACACCGATCCGATTGCCGCCTTCGAGATTGCTGCCGAAATCGATCTTGTCCTTGTCGTTGAAGGTCGCGCCGGGGAACCGCGCCTGAAACGCGGGACTTCGCACCATCGCGGCAATGTCAGACGGCTTGGTGAGACCCTGCAGAAACGCCGCCGCGTCGTACTTCGCGGTGCCATGTTCAGGGTCGACCCATTTGCGCTGATCGTATCCAGGCGGGGCTTGGCCTGTTCTCGGCGGTACCCCCGTAGTCGGTGGGACAACACCCGTTCTCCCGTCTGGGGGGTTATCGTCAGTCGGTCCTTTTTCCGCCGTGCCCGTATACCTTTGGGCCTCTTCTGACTGCTCAATGCCACGCAGCCAGCCTGGGAGCCCCTCAATCCCTTGTGGTCCCCAGCCGTACTGTCCAGTCCACCAGCCCTGGATCTCCTCGTCGCTGGCCTCTCGACCGAGATGCTTGCGGTACGCGGCCCGTAACTGATCTCTAGCCTCTTCAAAGTCATGGTCGATGACTTCGGGAAGATTATGCCCAGGAATCGTCGGGACGCCGTCAGAACCCGATCCGTTGTCACCTGTAACTGGAGGATCTCCAGTAAAATCAGTAGGAATAGCCATAGTCGTCCTCGGTACGGTCGGCGTTGTCGGAGGCGTAGGATCTGGCTGTGGTGTTTGCGAATCTGCCGCGTAGAGTTTTGCCTCTCCAGAGTTTTGGATCGCATTCAACCAGTCATTGATCCCGCCGCCGTGGAATCGACCCGACACCCATCCATCAACGTCCTCTTCTGACGCCTCACGTCCAAGATACTCGTTGTATGCCTGCCGTATTGCCGACCGATCATTGTCACTCGCCATGGTGTTTCCTGTCGGTTCTATTGCCGCCGGCGGTGGTGTCTGTGGTGGTGGAACTATATCTCCCATGACTGGGTCGTCTGGGTCGTACTCATCTTCAGCAGATCCAGTTTCACCAGTAGGAATAGTAGCCACATTCGCACTCGGCACGGGCGGCAGTGGTGTCGGTGCAGGACGTGGTGTCGGTACAGGACGTGGTGTCGGTGTCGGAGGTAGTGGTGTCGGAACAGGACGTGGTTGTGGTGTCGGCACAGGACGCGGTGGTGTCGGCACAGGACGTGGTGGCGGTGGTGGCGGAACTGGACGCGGTGGTGGTGGAGGCTCCTCTCTCGGCCGTCGTGGCGGGGGACGTTCCTCTCTCTTCAGTCGAGCGCCCTCGGTCTTAATGCCTCGAATCCAGTCGTTCAGACCATCGATTCCGGCTGGTCCCCAGCCATACTGGCCCGACCACCAGCCCTCGATCTCTTCGTCACTGGCATCTCGACCGAGATGTTCTCGGTAGGCCGCACGTAACGCCACCTTGGCCCGTTCAAACGCCGCCACTTCGTCTTTTCTCAATACAGGCATCGTCTTCCCGTGTTTATACCCGGCGACGGGCGTTGGTCAACGGGTCTACGTCATCATCGACGGTGTATTGCGTGGGGTCTTCCACGTATTCCGGCAGCACCGGAGCGGTCAGGCGCAATGCGTCCGGCTCGACATACGACACCAGTTCTTTATTCGGCATCCCCATCAGCGCACGCATGGTGTTCAGTTGGTTCTGCGTGGCCCCATATCGCTTGTCCTCGCTGCGGCCACGCGACAATTCAGACGCCCGCGTGTTGAACGCGGTGTCTCCGAATCGGGTGAACGCATTCAGTCCCTCGGCTCTCGACAGTCCGTAATTCTGTCGATCCGCCCATCGTTGGGACTCTCGGTCCATGCGCGATTGGTTTCTGAGGTAGGACAGTTGGTCAGCCGCCGTCTGGCTCTGCAATTCAGCGGCCCGATTGGCCGCGTCGGTCTGGAGCCGTGCGCCTCGACCGGCCGCACCGCTCTGCATCTTGGCAGAGCCGAGTCCTGTAGCTCCACTTGCCGCCAGCCCAGCGAGTGTCAAGGCCGTTGCTGTAGCCATCGCCATATTTATGCTCCTAATCTACGCACAATGAAAAATGCAATCTCATGAGCGTAGCTCTTTCTGGTAGCTCGTTTCCATCCGAGCGAACCCCATCCGGTCGTAGAATTGTCCGACTCGCTCGGTGGGGGCGATCATTTGTAGCGTCTTGGCCCCATGCTCGATGGCCCACGATTCCGCCGCACGCAGGAGCCGAACCCCGTCACCGCGCTGCCCCGGCGTGACCCACCAGAACACCTCACCGGCATACATTTCCCCAGAGAGGAAATGCAGGGTGCAGACGATCCCAATCATGCCCACCAGGATGCCGTCTCGCTCAAGGACAAGAACCGTCCCGCTCTCGTGCTCAATGAGGTTCCCCGCGACAATCGCCATCTGCTCGGGGCTCTCATGGAGCACGTCCCGATACATCTCTGTGCGAGCGAATTGCTGCCCCATCACGACCAGAGCCGGCACATCCTCATGCGTGGCCGGTCGTATTACACGATCTGTTCGCACGACACGTCCAGGCTGTATTGCATCGTCGTGCCCCCCACGCTGACATGCGTCGTCGCATACGTGATCGCCGTCGCCTCGTCCACACGCACCAGCACTGTCAGACTTCCGACGGTCGCGGTCGTGTTGCCTGTCATCGCCGTGCTGCTGGTCGTGCAACTGACCCCCCCCGAGGTCCATCCGAACGTCACGATTAGGGACGAGCTGGTGGTCGCCGCCTGGGAAATCCTGGCTCCCATCGAGAGCCGGTACATGCCCGGTGACACCGACAGAATCGCGAAGTCGGTCGCGCTGATCGACGCCTCCTGCGCGGACGCCTGCACGGTGTCCAGCAGATGCGGTGTCGCGTTCAGCCGGTCCACCAGCGACAGGAGCCAGTACCGCATCACTCGCGTGACGCGACCTGAGATCCGGTTCTCTACGACCGGTATCTCGACAACGATCTGTGGTGTCGGGGATATCGTGAGCATTCATGCGTCCTGCCCTTGAATGTGTCGGCCCTCGACATCGGCCCCGACGATCCTCCACGGAATCGGATCAGAGACCGTAATCTCAGGCACCCACACGCGATCCGCACTCGCCAAGCGTGTCCAATAAACCCTGGTCCCAAATGACCCCTCTGGCCCTGCTGCGGCAAGCTGCGTATTGCTCCAGGTTTTCAGGTCGGTACTCGTCCGCATCATGACTTGTGGGTCCACGCCCTGCCCGGTGGACGTGCCGAGACCGACTTCCAGCAGCAGTTCCAGACGCGACACAAACAGCCGTCGCACAGTCGTGTCATCGAGCCAGAGCGGCGGTGGCACCCGCAGCCGGCGAATCAGGTCGCCGTTGCACTCGGTCGTGAACGCGGTGTCCATCGTGCAGATCAGGCCCGTCTCGCGATCCGCGACGAGGTGCTGTCCGAACGCATAGCAGTGACTGCGCGGACCCCAGAAGTTATAACTCCCACTTCCGATGTCCCACACGCCGCGCTCGTGCCAGAGCCCGGTCGAGAGGTCGAAGACCCAGGTCGCGTTGGCCGCTGGGAACGTCAGGCAGTAAAACGTGTGGCCCTGGTCACTGTAGACCACCGCTTCGGCGTCAGTGATCGTGCTCGTGCGGGCATAGCTGGTGATGGCCGTCTCGACGGCGTAGGTGCTGATCCGTTCTGGCTCCAGACCGCTGGCGGCAACGACAATCCCCGCTCCGTCCGCTGTCTGAGACAACCAGATCATCCTGTCGGCAGCGAGCTTTACGGAATAGGGAGCCGTGGTGCCGTATCCAAAGACCGACCCCGGCACGGGGGCAAACGGGAACGGGCTCGTCCCTGCGTCGTACCAGACCTCGCCCGTCTGCTCGCCAATCAGCCAGATCTGGCGATTGCCGTCCACGACCATCGCTTTCCAGGGGTCCGGGGCGATGCTGCGCTGGGCGTACTGTGTCGCGTCCCAGCTTGCTCCATTGTTCAGGTCAGAGATGTAAAACTTGGAGTCGGCACTGTCGAACGACAGGAAGTAGCCGTCGATCATGCCGACCATCGTGCATTTGCCGGCCAATGCGCTGATCGATGCACTGAGCGTGTTGGTGGCAATCGTGAGGAGGTAGGCGTTCGTCCCAGAGCCGATGAGGAGCTGGCCGCCGGCAGCCCCGTTGCTCGCAATCGACGCGGGATTGGGGTCATTCGTGACCGTCCCGTTCGTCACAATCGACGCGCTGTTGGTGTCGAGCACCTTGTAGACGCTCGGTCCAATGACGGCGAAGCAGCGATCCGCCATGGCGAAGAGAGCGCGTCCATTGATGTCAGAGACGGTGACGTACTCTTGCTGTCCGGGGCACGGGTAGAGCGCAGCGACGTGCGGCGAGGCCGACGCCTGGGTGG